TCAGGTCGGCAATGGCGCGCGCGTCGTCAACTGCCTCGTCCCCACGAAGCGACTTGAGAAGCCCCTTGTATTCCGATGGAGAGAAGAACTGCCGGTTGGCCTCCACGAAATCAGGCGTCAGTGTGCCCTGATCCGCGCGGGCATAGGCTTCGCGCAGCATTTCATCGCCGCGTCGCCTGAGATATTCGTTGTATTCGGCCTGACGGGCGCGGCGTTCGGCCAGCAATTCACGCTCGGTCTGCTCCATGAGAGCAAACCGCTTGTCCGGCTGAATAAAGGACAGCGGAGAGCCGGGCGTCACATTGCGCAGCGCGTTCAATCGCGACTGCGGCGGCATCATCTGGACTTGTCCGAGCGCATAGCTTTCTGCAAAGCCGCGCCGGAGATCGCCAGCCTTCGTTTCCGAAATGAAGCCGCTCGCCACAGCGCCGTCGATTGCATCGTTCGCCGCATCTATAAGCGCCGCCCGCGTCGCTTCATCCTGCGCCGTCAGTGCGGCGGAGCGATTGCCGTCGAGCACTTCGTTAAGCGTTGCAACCCCGCGATCGGCACGGCGCTGTTGAGCCATGCCGGAAACATTCATGGCCCCTGCCGTCATGATGTTTCCGGCGTCGATTGCCAGTTCATTCCGGAAAAAGTTCGCGCCCATGTCCTTGATCGCGGCGTCGCGAGCCGCAGACATGGCTTTTTCGTACCGCTCGCCATAGGTCTCGAAATCGGGATCGGCCTCAAGCTCCTGCCGGATGCGCATATCCTCTTGCAGGAGTTTTGATTTCGCGGCGGCATAGGCGAGCTTGTCCCGCCGCTCCAGCATGTCGAGGCCCGCCTGTGCCACTGTCGCGCCGAAGCGCGCCGCGCTCTGTGCCGCGCGGGTGCCGTCATAGGTTTGCACCGCCATTGAGGGCTGGGGCGTCGGGCGCTGGCCGAGAGATGTTGCGTCGGGAAGCCGGGCCATGAATTATCCGTATATGGGTTGAGGAAGCGATGACAATATGTCGCCGCTCTTGCGCTTCGCAGGATCGAACCCTGCGTCGATATGCCTGATCTGGTCCGGGTCAAACACGATCCAGCTTACCGAACCGGGGTCTTCAACCCTGTTCTTGTACCTGATCGAGTCGTAGCCCTTTTCCTTCAGGGCCTGCTTCACGTCGTCGTAGGAAAGTCCGGGCTTCGCCCTGAGCGCCTTGGCCTCTGCATTGGTGAATGCCCCGCGCTTCCGCGCCTGGGCCACAATGTCCCCTGGATTCCAGTCACCCAGGTCCGGCAGATCAAGCGGCCTTTCGGCCCGAAGCCGGAACTCGCCAATGTAGCCCTGTCCGCGCCCGGCTGTTAGGTCGAGCCGGTCGTCAGCCGCCTTTCTCGTGCCGAAGTGATATCCGATGTCATTGGTTTGGCTAAACTCTCGCACCTCGAACTTGTTGGGTGTCCCGTGAAACGCCTTGACCTTGAATTGCATGGCATCGGCCCTGGCCATGCGGGCCGCGTCCGACATGTCGAGCGCCGGATCGGCGATGCGACGTGCCACGTCTGCCGTGTTGCCCCTCATTTCCCTCTTGGCCTTGCCAACAGCCCTGTCAACATATTTGCCCCATGCCGCAGCGGCGGGGACCACAGGCAAGAGCCCCAGCCCGGCCAGAGCATAATCGGTGATGCCCCATTCCTCGCCGCCGGGGCTGATATGACCCTCGTACCACCGCTTCACATCCGCCGCCGCGCCTGTCACATCGCCAAGAACCGGAACCGGCGATGTTACCAGCGCCACATCATCCAGGTTTTCGATCAGCGGTTCTTCGGCCATCAAAAACGCTTTTGCGGCGGCACGGCGAAACGGGTTGCCGCTTGGTCCGCCCGCATTGTCGAAGGCCCGCGCTATGGCCGCGCGCCGCTCCGCTTCTTTCTCGGAAAGCGTTCGGGCGACAAAGGAACCTTCCGGCGGCACACCCTCGGGGCCAAAATCAACAGGCACCGGCGCTGGCTTGCCGGTGCGGCGATTGCCTTTCGGCAGTTCCATCAGCCGTACCTCTCAAGGAGCTTTGAGCCACCGGCAAAGATTGTCCCTGCCGCGTCGAACATCCCCGATTTTCTTGCCTGACGGCCCTCGAACCGGCGAAGCGCGGCATCCGTTTCGAGAGTGCGCGCGCGATCCTCGCCTTGATAAAGCGCTGTCAGGGCGCGGTATTCGCCCTCACCTTCGATGTCGCCAATGATGTTTGTGACGGTGGGGTCCGTTACGCCTGCCCCGGACGATCCCGCCGCGGCACGGGCGCGGCTCGCCACGATACGGGCCTGCCTGCGTTCTTCTTCCGCCGCGCGCTGCGATGCAGCCCTGCTCTGTCCCGCGGCCTGCTCTGCCTGCTGCGCGGCATATCTGGCGGCTTCGTTCTGTGCCTGCCCGGCCTGTACCGAGCCCATCGCGCTGAACAGCGTCGCGCCGCCGATCACCCAAGGGAGGATCGCTGCCATATCCAGACTTCTCCTTCTTCGCACGTCCCGGCTTGCGTGAAGCCAAGCGATGCGAGCCATTTTGCACTGTTTTTTTCCCCGGCGTCGCGGATCGCGGCCATTGCCGGAATGCCGGTTCGTTCCGCCATGGCGATCAGCATCTTTCCCGCCCTGTGTATCGAGACCGGGAACCGCCTTGCTTCATCGCTCATTTCCATGCGGACACCGGGCAACGACCCGCGCTGATAGACAATCGAGCCGATCCCGAGAACCCGGCCCTGATATTCCATGACCACGCTGCGCCCCGTCCACCTCTGAGGCTCCCCGGAGAAGGCTTCGTAATCTCCGGGCATGGCGGGGCGGATAATGGGGGGGCACGGATCGGCGATACCCTGTTTTTTCATTTCGCTCCATATGCCCGAAGTACATCTTCAAGTGTTGCCTCCTTCGGGGCAACGCTGTGCTGCGCCGGTTTGTGTCTGCGTCCCAGCGTCTTCGAGTACCCGCCGACGATCTTGTCACCCTCCATCGGCTGCGGATGATCGGAGAATCGCACCGTGCCTTTTTTGCCAACACGGACATAGATCGAGCCGCGCTCGCCGTCCGGCATCTTGAAGGAGACTTTCTCGCCGCGCCGGACCATTTCCTCGGCGAAGGCCTTTGCGTTGCGCATCTGCTCCGTATCGCCCCACTTGTTCTCGCCGGTGCGGTAAGAATGCCATGTGTCGATACTCTCTTTCAGTCCGGCCTTCGCCTTCTCAACCCGCTCCGGAGTCAGCTTGATCCGCATCGGGTCTTTTCCGTCTGCGGCATCGGAAAGCGTTGATCGGTAGCGTTCCCGGAGGCGCTTCGGCACGGGTGTTTTTGCAACGTCTTCCAGCTTGTAGCCAACACCAGGAAGCGCCTCGTCCTTCAGCGCGTTGCGCGCCATGCTCATGCGCAGCGAGCTTGCGGGGGCAGAGGCAAATCCGCCGCCTAGCGTCACCGTTCCAGCAAGATCAAACCCGCGCTCGATTGCTTCTTGCCCCATGGGATCGACGCGGCCCGCCGCTACGTCGCCGGGGAGGGTTATGGCCTTCACAATGTCATCAACAATTCCGGGACGCGCAAAACGAAGCCTTCCATCCTTGCCCCTCTCCAGCGGCAGGATATAGCCAACCTCGCGCCGTACCCGAGATTGCTCACCGGCAGTCAAGGCACTTTCCAGAAACGAGCCGGGCGGGATTCTGCCCTCGACCGTCGGCGGCTCCACTTCTCGAACAGGACGAGGCATTGGACGCGGCACTCTGTCAGGAAGCGTTACCACTGATTATTCCTTCTGGCTCGCAAGGAACGTCGCGCTGGCGTAAAGCACGGTGCAGGGGCGCGGGGCTGCTGCCTCAAGACATATCCTGCTGTCCGTGCTCCACTCGCCGGGGAACTCGACCGAATCCTCGTCATACATCTCGCGCACCGACGCAGCGTCAACCGCCTCATACCGCTCCACAAGAGGCAGATCGTCAAGAGCATCGAAAGACGGACCGTAGCGAAGCCCCTGCGCATGGGTATTGCTCAGGATAAGTCCGAGATGATCGACCCGCTTGCGCTGGCCGATGCCGGTTCCCTCCACGAGCCTGCGCGACTTGTACCGCGCGGTATAGCCGAGACCTGCACAGGCTTTCGACACCGCCACAGGCAAGGTGATCGCACCGCCCGATACCGTGAAGGTGCCACGATCCGCGCCATCCGCCCAGCACACCACGGTCTCGCCTTCAAGGTGATCGAGTCCGGCAATCGTTGTCGTGGGCGGTCCATCATAGGTGACGAAACTGTCAGCCTGCTTGTTCATCAGGCCGCCCTGACACTCGCTTTCCATGGCCCACCGCTCAAGGCAGCGGAACGCGCCGCGCTGCGTCACGTAGTAAACCGCGTCTTCCTCGTCGCCCGGCATGACGATCACGTCATGGACCGCGCCATCCGTCTCAACCTCGATCCAGCAAACCACGTTTTCCAGCCGGTCGAATACCAGCACGGCGACAGACCCATCATCACGCACGCAGTGAATGCGCGTGTCAGGCTGGCGCTGAACCGCAATCCGGACCACGCCTGCCGCGAGAAGATCGGGAACCAGCCCCGTCAAATCCTGACTGACATAATCGAACGTCTCGGGGCTGTAGGTGATTTCGTAAAGCCGCCTGCGATTGCGTTGCACGAAGGCCCCGCCGCTGTCGATCCTGACCGGCGGCACGGGCGCTGCGCCTTGCGTCGATGCGTCCTTCAGGTTGAAGTTCGTCGGGGTCAGCGGTTCATCGAAAGAAGACGACCGGGCCGATTTCTCCGCCCCCTGACAGCCGATAAAAAGGCGCTGCAACGGCATGAGCCAGTTGATGCGGTCCACGGGACCCGAACCGATGGACCGCGAAACAGGCCCGGAATCCCCTTCCACGAGCGGATCGAAACTCTCAAACGCATCGGTGATGGAGCCCCAAATCTTGTCCTTGCCAGCCCACCACAAACGGCTTTCATATATCGCGACAGCCGAGGGCCAGCCGCGATGATCGGACCACGCCCCCTCCGACCATATGCCGCTGGCCCCCGTCCCCCCGAGCGGGACGATGACGCTCGCCACCGCCGATGTCGTGCTTGAGACGGATCGTATCCTGACCGTTCCCGTAATGGAGCCGGACGAATATTCGAGAACGATATTCGCCGTGCCGGACGTATAGCCTCCCGTCTTGATCGCATAGCGGTAATAGACGATCTGGTTGTCGAGCCCGTCATTGTAGGGGCCCGAGCCGTTCGACGTATTCGTCAGCACATCGACCCACGCGCCCGGCTCGCCAATGGACCGCTGGAGCGTCAGGTTCGCCGTCCATGTCCCGGAGCGCGTGATCGTGAACGCCCTGGTCGTGCCGACACCCGTCACGCGAATATGACCCGTTTCCTGCCCCTCACCCGTCAGCGCCGCCTCTATCCTCTGGCCGATGGACGAGATGCGGAACAGCGCCCCGACATGCCCCGGCCGGAACAGGGCGCGGGACGCGGACAGCGTAATATCGCCCGTCAGCGCCGACGCCGATATCCGGATGGGGCCAAGATTTTCCACGCGGAACGGGCCATTCTCCGGCTCGTAAAGCACAACGCTCCACGACCGGGCCGCACGGCGCTCGATACGGCGCTGCTGCCTGCCCGGCAGGGCGAGGAAAATCACGTCGCCGCTTTGATCCCATCGGATAAGGCGGCGCTCCGCAAGCGTCATGGAGGGAAAAGGCAGGGAGAGATCGCCGCTCGACTCCACATTGCAGGAAGCCACAAGCGCGGCGGACTGGCTCGTATTGGTGAAGCGGATGAAGAAATTGCCGCTCGGAGTGAAGGCAAGGCTGTGCGTTCCCGTGCCAAGCGTCGTCCGGCGCACATATTCGTCGGTTCCCGCCGACTGGCCGACAGTGACATTGACCGGGCCGCGGAAAACCTCGATGCGAAGCGCGTGCTCCTTGTTCTGATCCCCTGCCGCGACGGTCACTTCCTGCGTCCGTGCCGCCGCATTAAAGCCGGTTCCGGTCAGCCCCATATAGCCACCGGCGACATGCACTGATGTTGCCCCGCTTTCGTCGTCGTCGCTCCAGTTATTCAGGTTCGACGTGAAGTTCCCGTTCGCGACCACGGTCGAAACGGCACCGCGCACGACGGGGCTTTCATCGACCCACACGCGCAAATGATCGCCCGCCACCTCAACCAGTGCCGTGTCATCTACCGCAAAGACGAAGGGTATGAAGATCGAATCGCCGTCGCCGTGGGTCCGCCCCTTGAAGCCGAGGCCGGGCCTCAGCATCATCGAGCCCAGAATGCGCGGCATGAAATTCGTCTGCGTCTCGGCGGACAGCGCCATGCGTTGCAGGTCCACGCGGGCAAGGCCGAGCTTTGATATGATGCCGCGATTGAAGGCGAGAAGTTCGGTCTTGGCGCGTTGCGACACTTACGGCCTCCGCCATGACGGGACGGTTCGCCCCGCCCCGCGCCGCGCCTGCACAAGCCTGCCGGGCGGCGGGAATTGCGTCGGCTGGTTCATCGCATCGGAAGACCGCGCCTGCCTCAATGCGTCGCGCCAGTCGCGCTCGATCCTGTCTTTCTTCTGCTGGTTCTGCGTCAGCGGCCAGACGATTTCGGATGCGAGATAGGCTTCCACGAACTTCACGAATGTCTCCGGCCAGAGCGAATAGTCGAGCCCGTAGGCCGCATCGTCCGAGACGTAACAGACGTAGATTTCGTCTTCGTCGGCCCACCAGAAACCATTCTTGTCTTCGTACCGGATCAGCGGGTTGAACAGCCGCTCATCCGTGGCAAGCGCCATGGTGCGGACCCAATCGGCAGGCTTGGGAAAGGCGTGGGCATAACCGAAAGCAGGCGCAATCGACGGCTCGTAATGAAACCGCGCGGTGCGGGCCGCGAAGTTCCACTGCCCCTTTTCAAGGCAGAACCTTGCCGCGCCGCCATTGTCCCACACGCCATCGAGCACCCGGCGGCTTTCGCGGTTCTCGGAGAGCGAGGCAAGTTGCCGCTCCCCGATGTTCCGCAGCGCGCCGTTGTAAAGCGAGAGGCGGTCCGTCATTACGCAGCCAGCGCCTTGAGGTGCTCAGCAAGCGCGATATTCGCGTCCTCGCGCGTTGCGATATTCTCGCGGATCACCTGATTGTCGGACTTGCGGACGATGCTCCACTTGTGCGGCCCGCGCAGCTTCACCTCATAATCCGGGTTGGCCGGAGACGTTGTTTCAACCTTGCCGATCTCGACATTGTGGATCAGCGCGACCTTCGCCCATGCCGTGCCCTTGTCCAGCACCATCAGCACGGCGCGGAAGGACATGTCGTCCGGCAGGACGATAATTTCGTCCATCGGGCTCAGCTTGGCCGCGACATGCGCCCAGAAGTCCGATTTCAAAACGTCGTCGAGCTTCGTTCCCTCCTCGACAAAGGCGGTATAGACCATGCGCTTCTGCTCCGCCATGGCGAAGCGGGGGACCGAAAGAGCTGTCATGTGGTTCTCCATGAAAAAAGGGGCGGCTCCGAAGAACCGCCCCGTTGGGGTGTTGTGCGTGTGCCGCGCCGGTTACGGAACAGCCGTGAGAGCGATGATGGTCGCCGCGCCGGGGGGCGTGGCCGAGACCGTGCCGACCTGTGCAATGGTCGTCAGGCCGCCGGTCGTGTTGACGACGAAAACGATGTCGCCGACCTTCATGCCGAGCTGCCCGCCATTGGCGAAGTAGCCCGGGTCGTCCACGGTCGCAATCGGGTCCGCAGAGACATACATCCAAACCGAACGGCCGGAACCGAGAGAGCCCGCGATGCGCTGCGGAGGGTTGGAAGCCGAGTAAGCCATGTTCCTGTTCCTTTCCGTTACGCCGCGACCAGCGCCGAGCCGTCATGGTTCATCACCACAACGCCGGAGTTCTGGAGCAACTTGCCGCCCATGAAAATCGAGGCGCGGGCGAAGCTGTAGTCCTGCTCCTCGTCGTAGCCGACTGCGGTGCTCATCTCGCCCACATTGGCGGCGTGGCCAATGGCGGAGCGATGGTACATGAAGCACTTCTCGGCATTCGTGCCCTTGCCGGGCAGGTTCGGGTGAACGATCCAGTTCACGCCGAGCCAGCGATAGAACCCGGGCGCGTCCTTGTAGGCCGCCTCGGCATTGGCCATCGGCTTCACCGTCACGTAGTCCGCGCTCGCGAACTCCTTGATCTGCATCAGGTAGGCCTCATAGGCCGGGGTCACGAGCGCCCAGACATTGCCATCGAACGGCACGCTGGAATTGCCGAGGATCGTCTTGGCGCGCAGCGCAAGGGCAAGGCTGGCCGTGGCCGCCGCGCCCGTGTTCACCGTGCCGGTGTTGAGCTGCGTGATGATGTCCTGGTCGATCTTGCGGTTGATGACGGCCTGCGTCGTGTCCTGCATGATCTGACGCTGGTTGCCCTGCGAGGCGAAGATGTTGAAGCCCGTCTTGCGCACCAGGTCGTGCCACTCGACAAGCGTTGCCGTGTTCTGCGTCAGGTTGTCCGAACGGGGGGCAATCTGACCGTTGACGCCACGGGTCGTTGCCTCAGCGCCACCCGAGTCCGCAACGAGAAACACCGCCTGATTGCCCTTGATGACCGCTTCGGTCGTGACCGACATGCGGACAAGGCTCTGGCGCTGCTCGAAGCCGTCAATCGTCTCCTGACGATACTGAATCTGGAAGGCTGTATCAGCCATGACAAATCTCCATTGATAACGGGGTTATCCGTCGTCGCTGGGTTGTCCGGCTGATGGGGCGAGGCGGGTTGCCCTTCGGGGCCGCTTCGCACGGCCTGCCGGGGCCGCGTCTCAGGTCTCGTGCCGCGCTGTGCGGGGCCTCGATTGAGGGTTGCCCACTGCGGCACATATGAGGAAAAAATCACATACCGGGAACGAAGTCAAGCCGCCCGGTTGTCCAGTTTTTCCTTTGCCGCCAGAAGCTGGCGCTCGCGCGCCTGCATCTTCTCGTCCCTGTAATACGCATCGCGGTTCTCGCGGCGATATTTGCTGATCTCGGCCAGTTCGTCGTCGATGCCCTTGATGTCGCCCGCGCCGCCCGGAATGAGCGAGGCGATGGGGTTCAGTTCCTGTGCGATCTGGATAAGCCAGCGCGCCGCTGCGGGGTGTCCGCCCAGCATCCGGCCATCGGCAAGCCTGGCTCCGGCGATCAAGGCCCCAAGTCCTTCCGGCAGTCCGGCCAGATAGGCCTTGGCCGCCTCGACATTGCGCCGGTACTCCGGGCCGAACTCGGTGCGAAGCGATTCTTGCGTCTCTTCCAGAAA